ATTATAAACAGTAAAAGTCAAATTGGTAAAAAATGGGATACGTCTAAACCCCACTTCAATATTGGTAGAAAGGCTTCAAAAGAAACTAAGGAAGCTATGAGTAATAGTCGTAGAAGTAGACCTCGTAAACCTCATACTGCTGAAACAGTAAAAAATATTAGTAATGCATTAAAAAAGAGATGTAATTCTAATAATTATATACATCCAAAGGGAATGTTAGATAAATCACATTCAACAGAAACAAAATTAAAAATATCAAAATCGCACAAAGGACGAGTTTGGTGGAATAATGGAATAACTACCTGCATGTCTAAAACTTGTCCTGGTCCAAATTGGAAGAAAGGGAGGAAATTATATGACTGCGATTTATACGACAATTTATAATACCATTATACCATAAGGCAGGATTTTCCAAGACTTTATGGTAAAATTGGAGTTCTGCCTCTCGATAAGAAAGGTTACCTTTGGAGTGACAGTATAAGAGTATTTCGCGGGTAAATTTATCTTCACCCATCTCTTTTACGTCATTTTGGAGTTCAGTAGAACTAGACCAGTATGTTCTCCAGTCTGATTCAACCAAGGTTTTGACTTTCTTTTTCTTTTTAATTCCTGACTTCAATAATACATTTTTAGTTGAAGTCTTTGTAAAATGAGATAACTTTTTACCTATGTAGGCTCTACCTGTAGTAGTGTTGGTTATCTTATATACAAAACCAACACACTCAGGTAACTCAGTTATTTCAGCATCCTTGTAATACCAAGTCATTAATAATAGTCATCCGTGTCATCTTCCAATATATCTGCTCCGCAAACTGGACAATATATAATTTCTTCTAAAGATATATCTTCAGACCTAATTACTATTTTGCCTTCAGTTTCGCATGATTTACATTCAAACGTTTTTGATGTTGCCATTTCTATTTTTCCTAGTTGCATCCTTTCGGATCTATATATGCTTCATATCCAGTTTCCCAATTATTATAAAGAATTTCCTGCGCCACAGACACTTTCATTTTCTTTTTACAAATTAGAGAATGAATCCTTACTTCTAATTTATCTTTATCTCGTGCATTGCAACTACCGGAATATGATTGCAATTTTAAATTAGTAATATCATTAGAACCTCCTGAACTAAGAGCAATTCTATGATCTACTTCATTTTCTTTAGTTTTTGTTAAATCTCCTCCATCTCTAATATAAACTTTCTTTTTTAAAGATTGAGGAACATTTCTAACAGTACTAGTTAATGTTGTACAAATATCTTTTATATCTGTGGTTCGTATAGCTTCTTTAGGTATATCTGCATACGAAGATGTCGATAATAACAATAATAATAATAATTTTTTCATATATTTATCCGTGACAACTAGTACATTCACCTTTACTTACGTTTACCCCTGATTCACTACGTATATAATATAAACTTTTTATATATGGATCAAGGAAAGCCATTTTATGTACTTCACTTATATATTCTTCATTTTCATCAGCACTAAAGAATAGATTAATACTTTGTGCTTGGTCTATATATCTCTGTCTACCAGATGCTAAACGAATGATTTGTTTTTGGTCAATTTCAAAGGCAGTTTTAAATACCGCTTTCTCATCATCATTTAACCAATCAACGTGTTGAACAGAACCATTATTACTAATAATATCTTTAATGGTTTCAGTTGAGTACACATCCTTTTCTTTCATTACTTTTAATAATGATGGATTAACCCTTTCCATTTTACCTGCCGATGTATTTTGTACATAAGCATTCTTATAGATTGGTTCGATACCTTGACTAACAGAACCACATATCAAAGCAGAAGATAGGTTTGGAGCAATAGCAATCCTATGAGTATTTCTAACTCCATAACCATTACACCATAATGGCGCGCCAAATTCTTGGGCCATCCATTCTGAAGCTCTTTTAGATTCTGAATCAAGATGTTGGAATATTTCGCCATTCTTAAAGTATGCTTCCATTGATTCAAATGCAATCATATGGTCTTGTAAATAAGTATGAAATCCTAATAGACCTAGACCTAATGCTCTACTCTTCTCGGCAAATCGTACTACCTTTTCCATGCCTGGAGTTCGTTTACCTATTTCAATTAAGTCTGAATTAACACAATCAAGGAATACTGTAGCATCAAATACTGCGTCAGTATCTTTCCACTCATCATATAGACTAGCATTCATTGAAGATAGTACACAAGAAAAGGTATGCTCTTCATCTGAAAATAATGTTATCTCCGTACAAAGATTGGAAGCCTTTACTGTTAAGTTCCTATCCTTGTACATCTGAGGATTTTGTTTATTGACTCTATCGACAAAAAAGAAGTAACCTTTACCTGTAACCATTTTTAACTTTAATGCTTTTTGGTATCTCTCAACTGCATCTTTATCACCTGTCTCTAATCTGGCAATAAAGTCATCTGAAATATTCCAACCAATATTTGCATCATCTGGATTCTTATTAATATAGTTAACTATCTCATAAAAATCATTATGATCTATTTCAATATAACCAGCCCAAGCTCCGCGTCTTTGGCTACCTTGACTAATATCTCTTGACATTTGTACAAAGTCTTTAAATACAGGTAATACTCCGGATGCTGCACCTTTAATACCAGCAATCTTAGCACCTCTAGGTCTAATTGATCCTAAATATCCAGATGTACCAAATCCATTCTTTGATAGAACTGCTGCTTCTTGTTGGGAACCATAGAATGAATATACTGAATCTTCTATGAATCCCCCAGAACAACTTACAGGACATCCAATTCCAGTACCCATATTAGATAATACTGGTGTAGATGCTGCAAGGTAACCATTCCATAATAGATTAAAGAACTTATTTTCCCATAGTACTTGATTTGATGTATATCTTGCCGCATGTGACGCTACGCGGGTATAGACAGATTTTAAATCGGGGTATTCTTTTGAGAGATAATTCTCTTTAAGCATCTGATAGGCAGGTGTAGTTACCCATTCAGGTAACTTACCTTCAGATTGGAGTTGCCTACGTTCTTCTCCTAGTTCATCGTATATACTTTTAAATTTGACCATCACTCCACCAATAAAGTTTGTTTCTCGCTAATTTCACCTAGACCTTCATCTAACCTATCCAATTGTTCCTTCAATTCTTGTCTTCTTTTAGGATCAGTTGCCTTTGCTAGTTCCATTCTTAAATATCGTACTTGTGCTTCTTCTACCATTTGAATTTGCTCTCTGACCATGCTCTGTTATAATCGTTGCCCGTTGACGAAAAGAAGTCATGCAATGTGCTTGACTCTAAATCTCGATAGAACCAATCTGCTATAGGATTATATGATGGTTTAAATATCATTTTATAACCTAGATTCTTAAGACAAGTATCTAGTCTTGATTCTACAAAGTTTTTTAATTGATTTTCGGTAATACCTTTGATATTTCCTTTTTCGAATATCTTATCTATAATAACGGTTTCATGCTCAAGAATAACTTTTGTAGTATCTTCAAGTTCAGTTCTTAATTCTAATAATGCTTCTTCTGATATAACATTGGCATCAATTGCTTCTTTTAATAAAGTCCTAAATAACCAAGCGCCGGCTTGACTATGTAATGTTTCATCTATTGCAGAAAAGTTAATCCCTGCATTAATGTTTATAAGTTTATTCTTACCAACATTATTAAAATGTTTTAGAAAAGCAAATGAACTATATAATATAGCACCTTCAATCATTGAGAAGATCCCAATTGATTTAAGGATGTTATAGACACTATCTTGTTTTTCTACACGTTTGCCTATCCATGCCATTCTATTCTTTAACACATCATCATTCAGATAATCATTATAAAACTCATCAGTATCTAGACCCAAAATCTCATTGATCTTATTATAGAATGGAGCATGAACACCTATTTCCATGAATGCAAATGTTGTAGCCATTCTTTGAATATCAGGTCTTTGGAATATCTTACCAACATAATTCTGCCAATAGTCATTACCTACCGATAATTCATATATGGTAAACAACTTTAATGTAGATATAACGCCATGGTATTCTGCTTCAGTAAAGTTTGTTTTTAAATCATGTAAATCTTTTTCTACTTCAATTTCATCTGGTAACCAGAATATTTCTGCTTGTTGTTTTGCAAATTCTATTGCAGTTGGATAATCTACCGTATATGTAGACTTTTTCTCTAATAGTCTTATCGACATAATTAATCCTTAAATAATGAAGAACACCAATAGCACAAATGCAATTATAGGCAATAGTAATATGTTACTATTAAATTTATATTCAGAATATAGTTGCTTATTTTTTAATTCAGTAAGATAATGTCTACGTAAAACTGAATCTTGTGGTATTTGGGTCATTATTTATTTCCTTTATTTTGTATGTTGGTTTCTACTTCATTTCTAAATTGAGACCATCCTCTAAAGTTTTTATTAAATTCTTCAGAGTCTAAGGCCGTTGCTTGATGTTCCGTTGGACTAGCATGTATAGGTACTGATCCAACAAGATCATTAAACAATTTTAAATCTTTTTCTATTTCTGGTATTTGTTTATCATGGGTAAAATATGATACTCGAGCACATCTTGCCGTAGATATTTGCATCAATCTTCCGGTGGAAGCATCCTGTCCCAAAGCAATACGGTCAGAACCAGTGATATAAGGAACGTGAGTATACCGTTCTGTAGGTTTAGAATTGTCCATTGCATATTTCATTTCCCTTGCTAACTCTTGTATCTCTGGTTGTGCATCCGGATGATTTCTTAATTCAAAGAAATTGTCCCATTCTGTTGATGTTACTATCACAGATATATATTGCCAAGGTTCGAGCAATCTATTAAAGACTTGCTTATGCGGACTACTTACTTTATTAGTTAACCATACTAAACAGCAAATGATTCTACCCGAGGTTTTCCACATAAACTGAGCAAACCATTTCTTGAATCCAGTTAATTCAGTTCTTGCCTTCATACCAGGTTGATTTGCTCCCCAATGAACTGGAGTTGCAGGATCATTCCAAACTTGTTTTAGAAATGTTGAAACAGGAATTGCTCTTGAACTTGATGCATTGCGACTAAATACGCGATGCGTCATGAATTCAGCATGAATACCTCTCCAGTATCTCAATTGCAATGTAGTTAATCTTATCTTATTATAAGGATTTAGACTATCCTCTATCACTCTTACTTCACACGCCATTAATTTCTCCTATTATATAAAATAATGTATTCCAAAGTATATTAAGGCGATTATAATAGCAATTACTATAATAATAGAACCTGCACCTATGAATAATGC